ATTGTAGTTGATGAAGACTTTACGGTTCTGTGTGGCCATGGCAAAAAGAAAGCTCTGGAATACATGGGAGAGAAAGAGGCTGATGTTACAATCGTATATGGATTGTCCGATAAGCAAAAGAAGAAACTTCTTCTTGAAGACAATAAGATACAGGATATGTCTTATGTAAACTATGGGGATGTGGAGAAGATGATTAAAGAAATTGGTGAAACTGATATTATCGGCTTTACTCCGGAATATCTGGATGCAATCATCAACGAAGTTAGCTCTGACAACATGGGAGTGAACTTTGCGGAACCGGCAAAGAAGGAACAGAAGTTTACACCAGAGAAAGAAGCTGACGACAATCAAGAAATAGATGAGATTGAAGCGGGTATGCAAAAGGCTAATACGATAGTTTGTCCGCACTGTGGCAAGGAATTCACCCTTTAATAAGTTGAGTTATGGAAAATGTAGATTTATTCAAACCACTTCGGGATATTCAGTTTGTAGACCGGGATATGGTAAAGCCGAACGACTATAATCCAAACAAGGTTTTAGAAAAGAATTTGAAGCTGTTAATGCAGAGCATCCTAACAAATGGCTTCTGCTTTCCTATCGTTGTGCGTCCGGACTTTACGATTATTGACGGTTTTCACCGTTGGCTCGTTTCCGGCAGGGAACCGTTAAAGACAATGCTTGGCAATAAGATTCCTATTGTAGTAGTTTCACATAAGGACGAAAGCCAAGATATGTACGGTACGGTTACTTTTAATCGCGCACGTGGTACTCACATGCTTGAACCTATGGAGAACATTGTGAAATCTCTGTTAGAAAAAGGCAAAAGCGTAGATGAAATCTCAAAGGAAATTGGAATGAGTGAAGAAGAAATATTCCGTCTGTCGAAAATTGATCGGGAGGAATTTTTGCAACTCATGACTAAGCGTACTCAAAGATTTAGTAAAGCTCAAATCATCCGCAGATGTACGTAAAGGAATTGGATATCAATGTTGTTGAAGCGGCCGAGCGCAGGATTCTCGAAGCTTTCAATAAGAATCAAAAAGTTGCCGTCAGTTTTTCTGGCGGCAAAGATTCTATATGTATGTGCGATATGTTGGTAAAGACTATGCAGAAATACTCCATTCCTTTCAACCGCATTATCGTAGTGTTCTTTGATGAAGAAGCCATTTATCCAGATGTTGAGGCTATTGCATTGGAGTGGCGTTCACGATTCATGTCTCTGGGAGCTAAGTTTTATTGGTTCTGCTTGCCTATACGACACTATAACTGTTGCAACAGGTTAGCTAACGATGAAAGCTTTATCTGCTGGGAGCCGGGCAAAGAAAGCGTGTGGGTGAGACCTATGCCTAAGTTTGCTATTCGCAATCACTCAATGTTTCGTATGGGAATGTCGTATCAAGAGTTTGGAGCTAAGATTTTCAAAAGCGTTCCTCCAATGGTCGGTTTGCGGATGGCAGAATCCATTCAGCGCAGGCAGTCTATCGCTGCAATTAAGACTTCACATTTCCTTTACCCTTTGTATGATTGGAGGGATTGCGATATATGGCTGTACATCAAACTATATAATCTCACTATTCCAATGACATACATTTACCTGTATAAGACCGGTGTTCCTGCTAACAAACTACGTATCAGCCAATTTTTTAGTATTGATACAATCAAATCGTTGCCGAAGGTATTGGAATTTTATCCAGACCTATATCAACGGGTTATTCGCAGAGAACCGAATGCAGACCTTGTTATGCTGTATTGGGACACCGATATGTTTCGAAGCTCTAAACAAGACCAGAAATTTGAGTTGGATAAGGATAAAGATTATCGTGTCATATTTCGGGATGCTATGAAAAAAGCTGCCTCGCATCCAGACTTATATCCTGGTTATGAATTGGCGAAGAAACTATATGCTAAGATGTCCGGTAATGAATCTTCTAAAACGTGTCAATTGTCCTATCAGTTATTGATAGCGGGAGACCCGAAGAAACGTTCTTACCGTGCTATTCTGGGAGATATTTACAAGGATAGGGGAGGAGGTGTATAAAAATGCCTAAAGCCGAAGAGGATATTCAGAAAGATAAAGAAAAGTTGCTCACTTCATTAAAGGATTGTAGCGGTATTGTCACGTTTGCCTGTGAGAAGGTTGGACTCTCACGGCAG